ACCAATGGTTTAATCAAGCTAGAGAAAAAGCCAGAAAATTAGATGAAAACGTGATTCCAATTCCTGAAGAAGTACTTAAAAAAATGGATGGAAATACTGGTGATCCAGCTCATCCACCATCTTATCGACCTGATAAAACAAGTGGTGATTACATTGATTGATTCATTAACAAACACTATACAATGGATAAAAAATGATTGGCATAGTAACCGGTTTCGTTTTTGTGTTGAGTTGTTGGCTTGGGCTATCTCTATTGGTTGCTCAATTACGATGGCCTTTACTGTACCCAATCCTCCGCTTTTGTACTTATATCCTATTTGGATTAGTGGTTGTTCTATGTATGTTTGGGCTGCTTACACTCGTAAATCATTTGGCATGTTGGCTAACTATATGTTATTAGTTACCATTGATACCATTGGGTTGATTAGGATGCTATGAAACATGAAATGGACCACATTTTTTATTATTGTAAATGGTGTGGTGAAAGTATGATGTCTTTGGTTGAAAGACCAACAGGTAATATTTGCCGTGGCCATGATGGCATAGTTCACATAAATTACTTGATTAAAAAACGTGAATTTGAAAAAGAAATACAACCTATTATTGATAGAATTGATAATACTAAAGGATATATTAAAGAAAATATTGTAGTCGTTTCAACAAGAGCAAATCTTTTAAAAAGTGATGCAACAATAAATGAATTAGTTATGGTAGCTAAATTTTATAATGAATTAAAGGAGAAACAAAATTAATATTTTTTATCTTGATAAAAATCCTGAAAAATGCGCTCAATATCATGTGGATAAGCATTCGATAAAAATGATTTTAGAGTATTCTCAGCTTTTGTCTACAGCACACCGAGTATTAGATGGCCAAGAAACAATTGTAAAATCTAAAACTGGTCGTAATGTGAAACGTTGGGTTCTCAATGATGAGCGTGAGCAAATGCTTTATTCCGCTACCCATGTTAATCATCCTTCTGCTGTATGGTGCAGACAATCTGCTGCCAATTATATGTGGTTGGCTGAACTGTTAGAAGAATGTTGTATTGAATATTCTTATCGTTATGGTAAAACTCACAAAGTAGAATCTAGTGGACTGATGCAAGCACTCAAGAATAATTTCCCTAAAAACATTTCAGATAAACCATTTACAGAACCTACACCTGCCATGCCTGATGAATGTAAAGTGGCAGGAGATTCTCTTACTTCTTATCGTAGATACTATATAATGAATAAAACACACCTCTGGTCATGGTCGGGTAAGATAAATAGTAGAGAGAGACCACAATGGTTAAGTGAATTTTTAAAAAAAGCGAAAGAATCTGCATTATGCCACGATATGATTTCTTAAATAAAGAAACGAATGAAATTGTAACCCACACAATGAGTTACACAGTATTGGACCAATTCAAAAAAGACAATCCTAATTTGGAAATATACATTTCTGCTCAAAATCTACCAGTATTTTCTGATGCCGGTCGTATGTCTGTTCCTGGAACTATGACAGCGAAAAAAGACTTTGAACAAGGTGTAATTCAACGCATCAAAGACACCGTTCCTGGTAATACTTTACATAAAAGCCATAAAACTAAGATGCCAAGAGAGTGGTAAACTATTTTTAACTAACTTTAAGGAATTGCATGAGCGCAAAAAAAGAAATGACAAAAAGACAACGCTTATATTACGAACACAACAACAAAGAAAAAGTTAAAGAAGAATTAGCAGAATTAGCCAAACAAACAAGAGAAGTAGAAGATTTGACACAAAGATTTACTACATTTGATCCACATAGGATATCGTATTTTAATTAGATAAATAAAAGAATATAACAGGAAATAGAAGATTTAACACAAAAATTTACTACATTTGATCCACATAGGATATCTTTTTTTAATTGATATAAATAAAAGAATATAACAGGAAATAGAAATTAAATGACATTACCTTCATCAGGCTCGATAGCTATGTCTCAGGTCAATGCTGAATTGAGCTTTTCACCTACAGCTACAATCAGTTTTAATGATTCGAGTGTTCGCACATTGACAGGAACATCACCCGGTACTTCATTGGTTTTACCTACTGGATTCTATGGTAAATCATCTAGTGTTACATATACAACTTTATGGTATAGTGAAGGAGGTCCTTCACCTTCACCCGAAGGTCTGCAACCTGATACATACCTTTGGGAACAATGGACTAGCCCTTCTAACTCATATTATTATGCCGCCGCTCTGGCCAAAGGCATTGGTCCTGCAGCTGGAGGACATCAATACTGGAAAGGTATAGATTTTGCTTTTGAACTGTCAGCTGATAGCTCACCATATAATGGTTGGTATTATATATATAATGTAAACATGATATTTGTAGGGAATCAACCTAGTACTATATTCAGCTCAGTAAGCTTCCCTTCTCCTGGCGGTTGGGGAGGAGGTACTTTTCCTAGTGCATCTACCAGTCGTTACTACGATTCTTATTACAGCACTACATCGTTTTCTTGGAGTGTTCCAATGGCAGCATATACTGGTACCTACTATCTTACTCAACCTTCCATGAAATACCAGATTGCAACTAAATCTTTTGTGGTTGCTTAAAAAATGACAAATTTAGATATAATTAATTCATCGTTAACAAATAAAGATATTAATAATTACATTATTAAATTGGTTAAGCATAACCACTATCATCTTGAAGATAACACATTTCCTACATTAAAACAAATTGAATTTTATTATGCGACAGTATTAAATGAAGATGCTAATGTGTATACTAATTTTGTTAATGACAGTACAATTGTAGATGTATCAGTCTTAGATAAAACGGATTACACAAATGATACGATACGAATGAGCACTATGCATTGTCATTTATATAATAGACAAGCATTGAATGGAAATCCAACTGAATTTGAACAGGTGTACTATACAATTATGCTTGCTCAAGCTGATGTGCCCACATCAGATAGGTCAGGTTTATTTTTAAATGATACAAGTAATACGAGCCCATTACCATCAAATACAAATACAAGTAAAAGTTTTGCACAGATTTTGGATGAAACTGCATTAACTTATGCTAATAGTAATAATGTTATTAGATGGAGTGGTGGAATAGATTCTACTGCTATTATTGCATCTTTTATCAAAAATAATATTCCATTTACACTTTCTTGTGACTTAAATAGTCAAAATGAACTATCCAATGTTTATGATTATTTGGCAAATACACATACTATGATAACGCCATATTTAGAAAAAACTTTATCAGATTGTGTAATTGTTACTGGTGATTGTGCTGACCAATTATATCCAATGCAACAACAACAACATATTCCTGATAAGCAAATTTGGACAGAATATAGCGTATTGAATGGAAAAGATACAATACCTGACTACTATAAACAAGCAATTTCTGATGCTGAAAAAAATATCAGCTCAAAAGATTTTTTTGTTGCATATCACTCTAGGTTATATCAATGTGATACAACTACAAGCGGAAATCTTTATGATAGTTATTTAAGTCCAATTGTTGAAAAATTTCCTTTTGATTGTCAGTATGGTTATCAATTAACATTTTACTTTAGATTGATATTTAAATATCAGTTACATTTAAATAGACTAAAAATAATACAAAATGAAAATCAAAATATTTTTTCAACAACAAATACTTACAAAGCTTTTTATGATACTGAAGATTTTCAGCGTTGGGCTATAACAAATTTTGAAAATCAATATAGTACATATGGTTATGATATCACATCTTGGAAAACTGAAATGAAAAATTATATACATAGTGTATTCAATTATGATTCAGTTTTAAATATGCTTAAATATAGGTCGTCATATCATAGAAGAAGTTTTAGTCTAATCAATAAATATAAAGTTGTAATGTAATTTTTTAATTAAGGTGATTTTGTTATGAAGAAGTTTTTATTATTAGTAGGTTTAATTTTGTCATTTTCAACACAAGCTTGGGAACCAACTAAGCCAATTCGTGTATTAATTCCAACAGGACCTGGTTCAGGTAACGATTTATCTAGCCGAAATCTTTTTTCAATTGTTGAAAGTAAAGGTAAGGCTAAATTTTATACCGAATATAAACCTGGCGCTGACGGTGTAGTAATGTTAAATCAGTTAAATGATTCTGCACCTGATGGTTATACTGTTGGAATTCCTGGGTGCTTTAATACGTTTGTATCAACAGATATATTTCATCGTGACCTTATCAAGATTGACCCATTAGACATGACACTCATTACCAATATTGGTAAAAGTCCGTTAGCAATCGTTGCTAATTCAAAAAGTAAAGTTAATACTGTACCTCAACTAATTGATTATGTTCGTAGTGGTGAAAACATCAACGTAGGTTCAAATGACACTAATTTTGCTGGTGGTGCTATGACCATGATACAATTCTTAAAAGAAGTTGGTGGTCGAAGTGATAAAGTTTCTATTATTCCTTATAAAGGACCGGCACAAGCTCTTGCAGATGCAGCTGCAGGTGTAGTAGAATTTGCAGTATTGCCTGTTGCAGTAGCAAATACTTTGGTACCGACAGGTAAAGTTAAAATTATTGCAATTGCTGGTGAGAAAAAAATAGAAGCTATCAAAGATATACCTTTATTAAACAAATGGGCGCCAGGATTAAATCAATATGGTTGTTGGGATATTCTGATGCCTAAGAATGTACCCGAAGATGTTATACAATGGTATAAAGACAATATTATACCTGAATTATATTCTGATACCTATAAACAATTTATGAAAAATAATTTAATATTTTTAGATGAGAAGTCTGTTGGTCCAGAAAATGTCAAACGAGATATGGCCAACTTACGCAATAAATGGTCACCAATTATTTTAAAATTGAAGTATGATATGGAATTCAAAAAATGAAATATATCTTTTTTGCTGGTGCTCCAGGTTCAAGTTGGAGTAATACAATTTATAATGTTTACTTCAGTAAAGACATTGACCGCTCAGATAGTGGTCATGGAAGAATGTATCAACATATTGTAAAGAACAGAAAATTTCCTGTAGGTAATCATTTAGGTTCATACTTTGATCCTGGCATGGAGTTTGGTAATTGGTTTGATAAATTAAATGAACATACTAAAGAAGAATGTGAAGCTGAGTTTGATAGACCATTTTCAGGTGAAGGTATTAGAATTATTCGCTCACATTATTTCTCATATCATTTAGACTTTCTGAGAGAAAATTGGCCTGATTGTCCAATTGTATTGTGTCACCGTAAGAATGACGTAAACTATAATGAAGCATGCCTTGGTTATTGGGTCATTTCTGGTCATTTCAATATCAAATATCCTAATTATCAACACTATAAAAATTTAGATAAAATGTATGACCATATTGTATTTCAAAATAAAGGTATTGTTGCACATTGGAATGAATCAACAGAAGTTAAAACAAATTTAGAACTTGCTGATGCTTTGGGTATTGAACAAGCACCAAAAGAATATTTCATCAATTTCAATAAGAATGGCTTTAGTGTATGTCTTATATAAATCAAGAAAAACTTAATCAATATTTTGGTAAAGTTTGGGCACTTTTAAAAGAAGGTGTTGAGAGACCTTTTAATCGTACTGGTTATATTATTGTTGATAAAGTAAGAGAGAGTGAATGGGTATTGGATGTCGGTTGTGGTAAAAATTTACTTAAAGTACTTCATCCTTTAATTGTTGGCGTTGACCCAGCATTTGATACGGCCGATTATAAAATGACTATTGAAGAATACGCTAAAATTAATAAACGAAAGTTTGATGTGGCATTTTCATTAGGCACAATTAATTTTGGTCCAGTAGAAATAATAGAAAATCAAATTGAAGTTGTTATTAGTATGTTAAAGCCAAAAAGTAGAATTTATTGGCGTTGTAATCCTGGATTAAAAGACCATGGTACAAAAGAATGTGAAGAAATTGATTTTTATCCTTGGTCATTTGAAGAACACTTAAGACTAGCAAAAAAATTTGGATATGAAGTTAAAGAATTGAAATGGGAAGATGATGGTATTAACCATTCAAGAAGAATATATGCCGAGTGGGTCAGAAACGCTTGACAAATAGAATTTAATTTTCTATAATAAGATATGTTCAAATATTGCCCACCAAAACAACTACAAGATTTACAATCGGAAACATTTCCTGATGGTAAACGTTTCTATACTTTGCCTGATGGAACTAAGTTACCTTCTGTTACCACGGTTCTTGGCGCTCAAAAGAAACAGGCTATTTTAGAATGGCGTAAAAGAGTTGGTGAAGAAAAAGCAAATGCTATTTCAAAGAAAGCTTCAGGTCGTGGTACCAAAGTTCATTTGATATGTGAGAAATATTTAAAAAATGAAACTTTGCCTGATATGATGCCTGATGTTAAAGAAATGTTTATATCGATTAAACCTGTATTAAATCGTATTGATAATATACATTATCAAGAGCAAGCATTATGGTCTAAACAATTAGGTATGGCAGGTCGTGTAGACTGTATTGGTGGGTTTGATAATGTATTATCTTCAATTGATTTTAAAACATCTTCAAAGGTAAAATTGGAAAAAGATATACAAGATTATTTTTGGCAAACGGCCGCATATGCTTTAATGTATGAAGAAATGGTTGGTACACCTATTGACCAATTGGTTGTTATAATGGCAGTAGAAAATGATATGCCATTAATTTTTATTCAAAAAACGGAAGACCATATTGAAGGTCTGGTGAAAGCAGTTCAATTTTACAAGGAGAAGTTATAATGAGTGGTACACCATTTTTATGGAAATCTGTTGACAGAGTAGCTAATTTTGTTAGTGGTATTAAAGTATTTTCACCTAATGAGTGTTTTGACATAATTGAAGAAGCTAAAAATTATTCAGACTTTAAACAAGCTCAAATTGGTAATAGACGAAAAGTTACTCAAAACAATGTAGAAGAAGAAACTAAATTAGAACCTACAATTAATTTAAATGTTAGAGACTCTAATATAATATTTTTATTTCCTACTTCTGAAACAAAATGGATTTTCGAAAAAGTTTCTGAAGTGATTAATCAAGTAAACAATCAATTTTTTAATTTTGATTTAGACGGATTAATAGAAGGGTTACAATTCACAAAATATCAAGCTCCAAGTCAACATTATGATTGGCACATTGATAAAACCACTCATGGACCAACCAGGAAGCTATCAGTAACAATCCAATTAAGTGATCCTGAAGAATATGATGGCGGATGTTTAGAAATAAATAACGGAGGTCCTAAACCAATTGAATGTGAAAAAACACAAGGGTATGCAACATTCTTTCCTAGTTATCTTTTACATAAAGTTACGCCAGTTACTAAAGGAACACGATATAGCCTTGTAGTTTGGGTTTATGGGCCAAATTTTAAATAAATAAGCGATAATTCATCAAGGAGATAAAATGAAATTTGACCAAGTAGAACTAGAACAATTAGCTGAAGAAGGTAATTTTAGCGCAGAAGTTAAATCTTTTGTAGCTAAAATTGAAGCAGATAATGAAACATTATTTGCTGTATCCGAAAAACAAATTGAAAACTTTTACAAGAGTCGTAGCAAAGCTGAATTAGTAAAACACTTTACAGGTCGTATGGTCAATGAACGTATGAATATGGTAGAGTTAGCAAAACAAGTCGCTAATGCAGGCACGAATATGGATCCAAAAGACTTACAGTTATTAAGTAAGCAAGTTCTAGATGAAGCAAATCATTTCCGCATGACTAAAGATGTAGTAGAATATCTCAATGAAGGACCTATTAATATTGAAGAATCAGTTGAATGGGATTTAGAAAACAATCAAAAAACTAAAGGTGCTAAATTATTAGAGACCTATGATTGTGAGAATGATGAGATTGCATTAGCGCTTTATCAATTAATTGCTGAAGGTCGTGCTGCTCGTAATTGGGCAATGATGTCTCAATGTGTTACTGACCCATTTATCTCTAAAACATATGCTAAGATTGCTCGTGATGAAAAGTTCCATTCTAAAATGGGTCGCCGCAATCTAATGAAAGTATGTGATACACAAGAAAAAATGGATTATGCTTTATCTCTTGCAAACAAAATGCGTTTAGAATTGTTTGAAGTTAATTGTAATGGTACAGGTGAATTACCTGGTAGCCGTGAATTAATCGAACAAGCATACGGTAAAACATCAAGAGAAACAAGCGTATTCGCTTAAATGCGAATTGCAATTAGTCAACGTGAACAAGTCATTGGCGATGCCGGACTTGTTTACGATTGCTTAAGTCGTGATTGGTACAAATTCTTAAAAAATCACGAAATCATACCCATTCCAAATATTAATGTAGGTCAAACATATGACTTTGATATGTTGATTTTAAGTGGTGGAAATACAAGTTTACACCGACATCTAACCGAAATAAAACTATATAACAAGGCACTAAATAACAATATACCGATATTAGGTATTTGTCATGGTGCCTTTTTTATTGCTGAAATAAATAATGCCACTTGTGGTGATATTGAAGGCCACAGAGGTACAAAACATATTGTTGAATTAGAAGGCGAAGAAGTGATTGTTAATAGTTGGCATGGTAGCAATATCATATCAATGACACCAGAGTTTGATGTGATTGGAATAGATAATGATTACAATATTGAAGCATTTAAACACAAGACTAAACCTATTTGGGGTGTTGTGTGGCATCCAGAAAGAATGGAAAAACCTGTCTTGCCAAAAGAAGTAAACGAAATTTTATTTAAGGAAATGAAATGAAAAAACTATTATTAACATTATTATTTGCACCACTAATCTCTTTTGGTTGGATACAAAGAGCACCTCAACCTATACAATCATGTGCGATTCATGCACCTTATGGTATGCCTCAGACTGCTGGTGTTTCACCAATCTGCCGTCAAGCTTACTTTGTAGGTTATGATGCTGCAGCTAAAATTCCTAGATTTGTAACATACACATTAACACCTGACCATGCTTTAGGTTGTGTTGCTCGTACAAATGCTTTTGCAGCTGACCAATCAGTACCTAACGGCCCAACACCACAAGATTATGCTGGTACAGGTTACGATAAAGGCCATCAATCACCAGATGGTGACTTATCATGGGATACACAAGTAGAATTTGAATCATTCTTGATGACCAATATGGCACCGCAAGCAGGTTCATTGAATAGGGGTATTTGGAAACTCTTGGAAACATCGGTACGTGGTTGGGTTGTTCAACGTAATCAATCATACACAATCTATGTTGGTGCAGACTATAACGCACAGGATAAGAAGATTGGTAATGGTGTTGTAGTTCCACACGGTTTCTATAAGATTGTCATTAATAATCAAACAAACGAAATTGCCGCTTGGTATTTTCCACACGTTGCACCATATCCTAATCTAGGTAATGATTTGACTAAGTTCCGTATTGGTGCCGGTACAATCGAACAGAAATTAGGCGTTAAATTTGCATTTCCACAAGGTGCTAAAGAATTACCCATTGGTCAAGAATGGCCTGTCGATTTTGGCAAGTTAACTGTTGCTAAAAGACAAAAATGTGGTAATAATGCATTGGATGATTGACATTTCATAAATATTAGTGTATAATAGACTTATGAAACTTAAAAAATTAATCCATAAATTATACGAGGCTTGTATTGAGCATCATACCGAATTAGAGAAAAAAATCTACATGAAAATCATGAAGAAATCTCTAAAGAAGAAAGATAAAGCTAATACAAACTCCGTACAGTAATTCGTAGAAGTTGTTTGAAAGTTTGGTAAGACCTCGGGGCAGTACCGAGCAGGTCCACCATAAAGAGTATTGAGTTGGCATGGGCTGAGATGCCGCAAACAGTATTCTTTATAATGGGCCTGAAATAGAATCGATTGCCTGATTAGTATAACAATGGAGAATCGTCAAAGCTAAAGACGTTAGGGTTGAGGATACTCGGCCAAAGAAGCAATTAAATTAAACGCAAACGATGAAAAGTTCGCACTTGCTGCCTGATAGGTAAGCGGAGTTAGTGGGTGTACTTAGCAACAGAAACACCCACACTAATTACGGAGTTATTATGAGTTTTGAAAAAAATGGATTTGAAGTTGTCACCAGAGCTTTCGGTGAAGAAGTTTGTGACCTTTTAGAAGCACAATTTAAAATTCATATTAATTGTGAAAAACATATGAGTTTAAAACAATTTCGTCCAATTGAACAACATGACATTCAAGTACCTCATGCAGATTTTGCGTATGCAGCTAATTGTTTTGAAGGTCTAATGGTTGCAATGCACGGAAAAGTAGAAGAAGTTATTGGAAAAGATTTGTTACCTTGTTATTCGTATGCTAGAATAATGTATACTGGCGCTATTATGGAAAAACATAAAGATAGGCCTTCTTGCCAGTATTCTACAACAATTTGTATAACAGAAGATAAAGAAAATCCTTATCCAATTTTTATTGAGAATTATGATGGCGAAGTTAGTTCTGTTCATCTAAGACCTGGCGATATGTTAGTTTATAGAGGAACAAAATTAAATCACTGGCGTGAAGAATATAAAGGTAAAGAGCAAATACAAGCTTTTTTACATTATGTTGATGCCAACGGCCCATATAAGTCTTTTAAGTTTGATAAAAGGCCTATGATTGGTTTACCAGGAATTACCAAACAATCAGTAACAGTTTTATAACCCCTCCACAAAATCAGAAGGACTTGGAGACCAAGACCAGAATGTAAGTAGGAGTTTCGTAAGGTGAACTTGGCAACAGAATCATCTTACATTTTAGTAGTATATCACACAGTAGTTTACACACAAAAAGGAGAAGTAAATGTCTATGACACCCTATGAGATTCGGCTAGAACTCTTAAAAATGGCCAAAGATATGTTAACTGATAACTATCACACTCAACGTGATGCGTTACAACAAGATTGGCATATCAAAGTAGATGCAGCTAAAATTGCTGGTACAGAATCACCACAGTATCCAATTTTACCGCATTTTCCCACAGAAGATGAAATCATTAAGAAAGCTGAAGCTCTCAATGGTTTTGTTTCTCAAACACCTCCAGCAACACCTGAAGTAAAATCGAAGAAGTCACATTCGTAATTGGAGACTTTGGCTGGTTTCGACCGGCCAATTCAACAAGGAGATATAATGTTCGCATCAAAATCAAAAAGTATTGCCGCATTACTAATAGTGTTCATTTTAGCCTATACAATTCCAACTGTAGCACAAAGTTACATGGAAGACCAGATACAAACACAAGTATCTGCCGATTTCACCAAACAATTAAATTGCCTCACAAACAATATTTACTTTGAGGCTGCCACAGAATCATTCGAAGGTAAATTGGCCGTAGCACAGGTGACTTTGAACCGTGCCAATAATCCTAATTTTCCTTCTACCATTTGTGAAGTTGTTTACCAAAGAACACTTACACCAAATAGAATTATTGTTTGCCAATTCTCATGGACTTGCCTCAAGAATATGGTAGTGAGGGACAAGTACGCATGGCAAGAATCGGAAATAGTTGCTCGTAAAGCATTGACAGAACCATATGTACATGATACAATAGCAAGAACAAATGCGATGTATTACCATGCCGTTTATGTAAACCCTGGATGGAATCTAAAAAGGGTATTACGAATCGGTCAACACATATTTTATAAGAATTGATATGCCTACAAAAGATGAGATTTTAGAATTTAGCATGATGATTAAAGAATTATCAATAAACAAAAAACTTGGATTGATGGATGCTATTTGCCATCATTGTAAAGAAAGTGGCCTTGAAGTTGAAGTTGCGGCCACTCTCATATCTTCTGCTTTGAAATCTGAGATTAGAGAAGAAGCACAAGATTTAAATTTATTAAAGAAAACATCTAAATTACCAATATGAACGAAGGTACAGGTTTTGCAGCCTTTGCTTTATATAATGCTTTGAAGTTGCACTTTACATCAAAATCTTATGATTACTTTAAGTATAATGGTAAGACCAATGTAAGTAAAACTACATTTGCTTCTCGCAAAGACAAGTATTCATTCTACAAACTTAGCCGTAAATATTCTTTGGATGAATTAAAACAATTCTATATCGCTAATTTTTTAGAAGGTGATAAGTGGATTGGTGAAATGACCAATGCTGAAGGTGAAGATGCCTATAAAAAGTGGTTAAAACGGCAACAGAGCTTGACTTATATTTTTGAGAATGATATTCTATACCTTGTGGATCATTTTGAAGATGATAAAGAAGATATTATTAAAGTACATAACGGTGAACATCCAAATTTATTAGGATTATTGATGCGAGATAAGGTATCAATAGAGACCGTTATTATTATGAATGATATGTTAAATTTTTGGCCAATGTGGACAAAAAAGATTAAAGAGGATATTATTTGGCCAATATGGCAAATACAAATTGAAAAGTATACGCCATTTGTTCAATATGATAAAGAAGTTTTTAAAAATATATTAGTGAAAAATTTTAGATGAAAAATATATACCTTGATATGGATGGTGTGATTGCTGACTTTGATAAAAGATATATTGAATTATTTAATATTACCACAAAGCAATCTGAAAGAGATAAAAAGTGGGTACAATTCTTTGATAAGTTTATTGAAGAAAGACATTTTGCCACATTAGATTTAATGCCAGAAGCCATAGAATTGATGGACTATTTAAAAAGTACTGGTATACCAATTATTATTCTTAGTTCCACTTCAAGTGAAAATCGTGACGGTAAAATACGACCACAAAAGATGGAGTGGTTGAATAAACATAAGATAGATTTCCCTGTAATACTCGTACCAGGTGCGCACCTAAAGAAGGACTACGCAAAACCAGACTCTATTCTAATAGATGATACTAACAAGAATATTGATGAATGGCGTAGAGCGGGTGGCATTGGTATACTTTATACAGATTATGTATCTTGTTTAGCAATGTTGTCTATGTATATTTAAGGATCATTATATGATTGATGAAATAACTGTTATAGATAATATTATTACAGATGAAGAATGTGATATAATTTATGATGCAATTGCAAAACAAAAAATTCCATTTTATTTTAGTCGAAAAATTGTTGAGGAAAATCATGATTCAGTTCGGCCTCAAATGTATGACGACCACACAATTATTGATAGTCCTTGGATGTTTACTGAAGGAGTAGTTAGATTTGAAAATATACATTCAGTTTTAAATAAGGTTGGAAAACCTTTAATTAATAAATTAATGGAATTACTTCCTGATTATACTCTGATGCGTTTTAGAGGAATTGTATATTTTCCTATTCCTGGCACCAATGTAGATTCTCATTATATAAAACATCACGACAGTAATATTCCCGGAATGATTAATGGTGTTTTTTATATTTGTGATTCGGATGGTGATACATTTTTATTTCCAAATAGAGGTGTATTTTATGATAGTAGGCCGGATGATATTGCGGAAAGAGTTTCTCCAAAAAAAGGAAGAATTGTTCTTTTTCCAGACTTGATGCCACATTGTGGAAGTCCTCCGTTAAACACAAAGTACAGAATGGTAATAAATGTAAATCTTGTACCAAATAGTTTGATTGAGAAAAAAACGGCAGAAGTTAGAGAAAAAAAGATAATAGTTGGTTAAAAGCCTTTACAAGTAGGATAAATAATGTTATACTAGCAGTTGATTATGAGTAGTAATTGAAATATTCCGTTTATACACCGTTAATACGAAAGGAAGTACAATGAGTTTTGCAAATCTCAAACGCCAATCAGGCAATCTGGATAAACTATCCAAAGCAATCGAAGCATTAAACACTCCCACAGAAGGTTCAGAAAAATCAGATAATTTCTGGCGTCCAGAAGTAGACAAAGCAGGTAATGGCATGGCTGTTATTCGTTTTCTACCTGCCGCAGAAGCTGATGGTGATGATGCCTTACCTTGGGTTAAAGTATTCTCACATGGATTCCAAGGTCCTGGTGGTTGGCTAATTGATAATTGTTTAACGACAATGAATCAACAATGTCCAGTATGTGAGCATAATTCTACATTATGGAATTCAGGTATTGAAGCAAACAAAGAAGTTGTCCGTAAACAAAAGCGTAAGTTGAATTATATTGCCAATGTATACATCATTTCGGATCCAAAACATCCTGAAAATGAAGGACAAGTGAAATTGTTTAAATTTGGTAAGAAAATCTTTGATAAGATTACCGAAGCAATGAATCCTGCTTTTGCAGATGAAACAGCAATTAATCCATTTGATTTATGGAAAGGTGCTAACTTCAAGCTGAAGATTCGTAAAGTAGAAGGCTATCAGAATTATGATAAGTCTGAATTTGAATCAGCATCTCCATTATTAAATGATGATGATGCAATGGAAGCAATTTGGAAGAAAGAATACTCTTTAACAGAAATGACTAAAGAGAGTGAGTTTAAAACTTATGATGCGTTGAAACAACGTTTAGATAAAGTACTTGGTCTAAATGGTGAAGTAATTAAACCAAAGACTACAGTAGAACAACTTAAAGAAGCACCTAAGAAGCCAGTTGTTGAACCTTCTTTATCTGAAGATGATGATGATATTTCCTATTTTGCTAAATTAGCTGAAGAAGATTAATTAAGAATCCCGTGCAAGTACTACACCCCGCTTCGGCGGGGTTTTTTATACCAATCGCACACTCTGTCTTGCAATTTTATTAAGTGTGGATTCTTCTAACCTAACACTCGTTAATTCTTCTACCAAAAGTCCATCGTTATTTTGATTAATGATATTAATTTTCTTTGAATTGTCGGCAATAATAGAACTGCCATAATTCATATTTTCACTATTATTTAAATCCACATTTTCATTAATTTTTGAAGCAATATCGTATTTTGGAGTAGTTGATACCTCTGAAGCAAGTGTCGATTCTATTTCTGGACTTATTTTCGAATCCATTCCTGCAAGCTGAGTTGTCGTTTCTTCTGTTGCTGTGGGACTTTCTGGTATTGAAGGTGTAGAACCTTGTGTCTCATTAGCTGATGCAACTGAAACAGTTTGTTTTCCCACATCTTTTTGTGATTCATCAAGACTCTTATCATCTTTTGTGCTAACTTGTGATGCTGTATTATTTGATGACTTTGATTGTGAAGAACTTGATTCTGAACTTTGCTGAGTTTGAGTTGGTACTTCAATTTCTTTTTTAACCTCTGCTCTCAATCTTTCCGGAACAACTTGTATACTTGCTTTAGGATTTTCTGTTGCAAATTTTTTGAGTGAATCTCTAGTATATCCATATTCTTTTACTAATTGTTCATCAGTAAGTTTACTGTTTATCGCATCTTGAATTTCTTGTGCATGTACTAATTTTAATCCCCTATCTTTATTCATTTTTTCAGCTTCACCAATATCTTTTGCTTCACCTCTTTCAACCATTGCATAAGGATTAAATTTGTATTTTGGATTATTAGGATCTTTTTTAATTTCAGCCAATTCAATACCAGCACCTATGAAAGGCAGAGCAAAGGCACCAGCAATCCATGTAACAGGATTCGTTGCAACTGCTAATGCTACACGACCTAAAAGATTAGCAGCTCTAGATAATAAAGCTTTACCTAAACGTTTTTTAGCTCCTTTTTTACCAAAATCTTCGATACTCATACCTGATGCAGAAGCTGAAATTGCCTCAGCCATCTCCTCAAGTTTATCCGTTAGGTCTGATATAAACTTATTAAATTCTTTTACTTTTATTGTTGGTTCTTCTTCTTTACCTGTTAATGCTTGAATCAATTCTTTGTTCCAAGTATTTTTTAATTCTTCAAATTTTTCTTGGTCTTTTTTATGTAATTTGTTTTCTTTGATTTCTTCATCGTGGTGCTTTTTAATTAAATTATATAACTTAGCTAAAATATCAGTAACACTTTCTTTTGTTCTTACTCTTGTATTATTACCAGAAGATACTTTTGTATGTAAAGCTTCTTCAAGATTATCTTCTCCAACTTTACCAATTTTTGTAGAAGTTTCTCCAACTTGTTTGGCTTTTTTGTTACCATAACCAGTAAAATATTTGATATCTTTTTCATCTCTACCCATCTTACGGCCAATAACGGCCGCTATCTTATTGCCAAATACATTCTTAGCAATATTGAGCGGGTCAAATTTCTCTTTGATGTTAGAAACTCTAGCTTTAAATTTATCAGAAATACTACTCTTAATTGCAGAACCTAAACTTTCTCCTTCATCAAAGTATTTTTTGAATGCCAATTCTTTTAAAGATTGATTTCCAACCTTTTTAGATTTACGATATTCAACCGACTTTGCTTTCGTAGGTTCTTTGGCCACATCAGAATCATTAATTACTTGTGGTGAAACTGGTTCTGTTTCTGGTTTTGGAGGTTTACCTAATTTTATATTCTCAGCTTTACTTGCTGGTCTTCCAAACGCACCTGTAGTACCCAAGACATACCAATATCCTTTATTACTATACGCAGTAGGATCCCAAATGAATATTTCATCTTTTAGTTTTTTGGTAATTGCTTTTGTTTTTTTCATTTTTTAATCTATCTAAATTGAATTGATTCTTGCATGAATATAGGTAAATCTGGTTTATTTTTAGCTACTAATATTTTAGGTTCAGATTTATTTCCTATTTTTGTTGTGCTTTCTGAATTATTAACTGCAATAACCGGGTTAACTTCATTTTTTAAATTTTTATTTTCTAAAGATTTATTATTTAAATCAGTTCCTTTGTCATTTGATGCTATTTGTGTTGCTTTATTTTTTATATCAGCCACAATTTCTGATTTCAAATTTTGTGGCATCAACATATGTGGAGTATAATTTTTTCTAAATTCAATATTATCGTGAGAAACCATTCTATTCAAATAAGGTTTCAAATAAGGTTGATTTGGATTATACCAAACAATAATTTTATTAATGTTTTTTGGTACATTATCTAATAAAGGACCTAATGAACTACTATGCGGGTCTATAAGGTATGCAGTTGAAAATTTAACATTTGGATTTTTTCTTGCAAATTCTATAGCAGGCGCAGCACCAGCACTAAATCCATATAAAGGCATTCCGTCTTTTGCTTTTGGTGGAACAAATTTATCATAATCTTTTGCCTCAGCTTTAAATCCAGATTCCATTAAAGATTTAGCCGTAGCATCAACTCCCACACTACTATTTTCATAACCTGGTTGTTTAGTAATTCCTCTAAACAAAGCAATCTCAGCATCTGGACTCATTTTTGTTGCTGTTTCTGTATTTGTTTTAGGAACTTCTTCTAATTTTTTCCCAGGATTAAAAGCTAATATACCGTAATCATAAGGTTTTACTGGTTCGCCATTTTCTCTATATTCAAAATGTAAATGTGGTCCTGTAGAATGTCCTGTATTTCCTGAAAGAGCAATTTGTTGTCCTGCTTTAACCTTATCACCTTTTTTAACAATCATTTCTGATAAGTGTCCATAACGTGTGCTTGTTCCATCTCCATGGTTAACATCTATGAATTGACCGTATCCAGCACCTTCTCCTGATGTAACTTTTGGATTTTGCCAACGAGATTCAGTAATCGTTCCGTCTTTAACTGCAAATAGAGGAGTTCCCACAGGTGCGGGGTAGTCATTACCTTCGTGTTTATGAGTTGCTCTTTGTTGACCAAAGTTATTAAAAGTACTAACGCCTTTTGGTAATGTACCTTGTGGAATATTAGGTGGAGGAACACTTGTTGAAGATGATTTAGTTGCTATGGTCGATGCGTTTGAAGGTCCAGCATTTGTAGGAGCAGTTGGTGTGTTTGTATTAGGTGCAGTTGGTGCATTAGTTCCACCAGTTGTTCCTCCTCCAGCACCTTCTTCAATTTTAATATTTTTTATATCATCTAATTTTTGTTTATCAAGTTTATCTTCAAACTTGGTAACATTTTCATTTTTACCCTTGGGAGTTTTCATTCCCTTAGACTCATATATTTTTTTAATTAATTCTTCATGACGCCTTTTATCTTCGGCCATTTTTTCATGTTCAAAGTTTCTAATCAATTCTCTTTCTAATTTTCTTTCCTGATACGTTTTATCAAATAAAGCT